AGTGATAGTAATAGCTTTATCCTTATTGAAGCTTTCTGACTTGCATGAGGTTGGCATCTATGCAGGAGGTTCGTGGGTGGGGAGAGCTCTCTACCCTTTCTTTCATTCGGGTATCATACACGCTACCCTTAACGCTTGGTGCCTTATCAGTTTAGTTTTTATCTACAACATCAGATTACAAAGGCTAATACTTGCGTATATTATTGCCGTAACATTCCCAATAGAAACACTTTCTCGGGTCTTACCTATTTCAGCGTTACCAACTGTGGGACTATCTGGAGTTGTTTTTTTTCTCTTCGGTTCTATTTCGTTAGAAGTGCGTAGGAAATTGTACTATCAAGCATGGATGGTGTTCTATCTTATTGTCGGTTTTGTATTCCCATACACAAATAGCTGGCTCCATCTGTATTGCTATTTATGTGGCATATTGTCATCTCTTCTTAACTATCCGATTGTAATATGCAAAAAGAAGTAAAAGAAATATTAAAAGAGAATGACGAACGTAATACTGACGTTTACCAGAAGTTTGACCCTATCAGTGGTATAGGGTCTATTGGAGAACGTGTTGAAGTACGTATAGATGGGTTCCCATTAGAAGTACAATGTATTCCTGTTGAAATGCTTAGCATTCCATTGGTAAAACTATTAATCAAATGTGGAAGTATCATAAAATTCCTAACAGAAGAATTAGAAGTAGAATATTCTGAGGAAGATCGTCTTAAAGTTATAGAGCAATTTGTACGATTAAGGTGCCGCTATGACTTTGCTTTTTGGGCAGCATTGTATGTTTACATCAAAAACAAAGGTGGAGGAGAAGATGTGTTGTTTCGACTCACACGACCTCAAAGGAAGTTCGTAGAGCGGCTTGAAGCTTTACGCAAAGCCAATAAGCCTATACGAATAGTTCTGCTAAAGGCACGACAATGGGGCGGTTCTACAACTTCCCAGTTATATATGGCATGGCTTCAGCTCATTCACAAGGTAGGTCTTAACTCACTAATCATCGCTCATCAAGGTGCTGGTTCTGATGAAATAAAGGATATGTTTGATCGAATGATTAAAGCCTATCCTATATCTATGCTTTACAAGCTGGGTGAAACCTACAATGAAAATGAGTCTAAATTAGTAGGTGTAGGACACTCTGGTTCTATTCATCGTGTACCACAACGTAACTGCAAGATAAAAATTGGTACTGCTGAACGACCAGACTCTTGCCGTGGTGGAGATTACAATTTAGTACATCTTTCCGAGGTGGGACTCTGGAAGACTACAGACGGAAAGAAGCCTGAGGATATTGTACGCTCAGCTTGCTCTGGAATTTTACTAAAGCCGTATACGATGATTGTTTACGAGAGTACAGCAAATGGTACAGGGAACTTCTTTCAGCGAGAATATGATGCGGCTAAACGTGGAACTTCACAGTTCGAAGCAATGTTTGTTTCTTGGTTTGACATAGAGCAGTACTCGCTATCTTTTGAGAATGAAAACGAAAAGGCAGATTTTGCTATATGGCTATGGAAGAATCGTACTAATGGTAGTGCTTCATCGGCACGTGCTGAAAGTGGAAAGTACCTGTGGTGGTTGTGGGAGCAGGGCGCAACGTTAGAAGCAATTAACTGGTATGTACAAGAGCGTGCTAAATACAATGAACATGCCCCAATGGCATCTGAATATCCATCTGATGACGTTGAAGCCTTTGTACATTCGGGCGAGCGTGTTTTCGATAAATATAAAGTTGATGAGTTCAGAGCATCATGCAAACCACCTAAGTATATTGGAGATGTTTATGCAGATGGAGACTCTGGAAAGGATGCACTAAAGAATCTTCGCTTTGCAGAAGACACGCAAGGGTTACTATGGATTTGGGATTTACCTGAGATTGATGACAAAGAAATTGTTACAAATAGGTATCTTACAATAGTTGATATTGGTGGGCGCTCGAAAAAAGCCGACTGGTCTGTTATATTAGTAATTGACCGTCTGTTTATGTTAGATGGAGATAGACCAGAAGTAGTTGCACAGTGGTACGGACACATTGACATGGATATACTTGCTTGGAAAGCTGCACAAATAGCAGCATTCTATGATGACTCTTTACTTGTTATCGAGAGTAACACACTTGAGACACATGACAAGGAAAGACAAGTAGACGGTGATTTGTCACACTTTATTCTTAATCAGATTAAAGATGTCTATCCAAATCTATATGCACGTAAACAAACGGAAGACGAGATTAGGGAAGGTCTGCCTCGTAAGTATGGTTTCCACACCAATGTTGCAACTAAGCCAATGATCATATCAACATTAATTAAGGTTGTACGTGAACATTTGTACACAGAACGTGACGAACGCTGCTTAGACGAATATGTAGTTTATGAGAAAAAGCAGAATGGAGCCTTTGGTGCTATTACTGGTAAGCATGATGACTTATTAATGACACGTGCTATTGGTCTTCATATATGTTTCTTTGAAATGCCTATACCAACTATTGTGATGCGTGTCAATATGCGTGTCCCCAAGAAGAAGAAAGCAGTATCAGCTGCAACAATATAAGTTTAATTTAATATATAATAAGATGATGAATGTTTTTAAAAAATTGAAAGCTTACCTTCGCTATCGTGAAGCGGTAAGAAAAGCGAATGAGGCACATGAGAGAACTGGTGAACGTTATTATGTTATGCCTGCGTCGGGTACAAAGAAAGCACTCCTTGTCATGGATAGATTTAACTTCCGTCGACTAAAACACAAAGGCTATATCACCAATAAGGCTTTTGTTGCTGACCTTGAAAGAGAGTGCTTTTATGCAACACCATATAGAAATGGGACAGCAGAAATGCCAGCCTCTGTTATTGAATTGAAGAAGCAACAGTATTACTCTTGGTGCAATGGGAAGATACAACGTAAGACAAAAACAAAGTCTTGACGGCATTGCCACTCTTACTAATAACCCTTTAGCGGTAGAGAATATCCAAAAGAATGTAAATAAGAAAAGATAGACAAAAGGCGTAGGTTTATCCTACGCCTTTTGTTATGAAGCTTGCAACGCTTGATGTAGTTGGTCTACAGCTTGCATATTAGCCCCTTGTTGCGCTTTTTGCATAATCTGCGGTGAAACAGCTTGAGGTAACTGTCCTTGGTGTATCTGTTCTTTTTGAGATTGTAGACTTTGCAGTAAATCATCTGCAAATGGGAAGTCTCCATGTTCAAGTAGTTGTTCTACGCTGATAGCTTGAGCTTGCCATAGTTGCATAAGAACATCATTAGCAAGTTGACGATATGCTGGTGTTGTTGTACTTTCGGTAATAGACAAGTCAAATTCAACATCTCTAATTTTCTTAGGGTCGTATTCGATTTGTGTGCCGCTCTTTCCTGCGATGTTAAACACACGTTTCCCATCATAGAATTGCTGTATATTCTTCACGTCCTTATAAGCTCCATCTATAACAAAGTAAGAGAAGCACTCCAACATATCAAGTAATGACATTGTAGAATTCTGAACTTGCTGATTATACATGGATGCACTTTGCCCAGAAAAGCCAGGCTTACCCTGCAAAGCTCCATTCACACCTGATATATCCTCAAAGAACTTTAGCTGTAAATTGAGTAATTCGGTAATACCAATATTAGTAGAGTTGTTCGCTACTTGATGTGGCATTTGTCCTGTCTTAGAAGGCTTGAACAATATGACTCCGTTAAACTCCGCCCAACTTTCAGCAATATCTTCCATGCTAACACCATCAGGTAAACAGTCTTCTGGCATCAACAAAACGCCCTTAGCACTCGCTCGCATTATCCAATCATATAGCGTAATGAGTCGGTTAGTATACCTCTGCTGGTCTATTACATCACTAACAAACGAATGAATCTCACCATCTATAAATGGATAAGCTTTGAAGATATAAGGGTGACTTCCATGTTCAAAAGGAGTCTCTCCTTCCTTAAGGATATGCCCAAATGGGGAAAGGTAATAGAAGTACCAATAATCATCCATGAACCAAGTAGCTTTGATAAGTGGGACTTCTTCTGCTGGCATTCCTGAAGCCTCAGCCATTTGCATACGCTGCTCATTTACCGCCACAACGTCCTTGTAATAATCTTCCTCATCTATTTTGTAAATATCTCCATTAAGATAGTCATGGCAACGATAGCGCGGCTTCTGCTCCTTGCGCCAAACTTCTATAACACGACATCTTCCAGGCTCACTGGTGAAGAGGAAATCAAAGTTATCAAGTCTACTATAGCCAAACTTCTCTGCGTAGCTCGCTATATATTCCTTACTATCTGCCCATTTATATATGTCCTTCAGTTTACGATAATCTTCAGGAGCCTCTGCAAACTGTTCACAGAGTTGTCCAAAGCTAATATCGTGCACCTCTCCCAAGCAACCTACGTCCCAACCACGAAAATCACGCATATTGTTATCAATGAAGAAGTTGTTAGGTTGTACGTAATCTGTCCAACAATCTTCCTTGCCGTTACGCCATCCATAACTTTTGCGATGTACAATAAAGCCAGAGATTAAAAACTCTTCCATTGTACGTGCATATACCTCGCTCATTCTGTTGAGCTGCATATTACATTGCAGAATGGTAGACATTGTTTCTCCAAGTTTCTGCTCATCTCTGTCTCGTGCTACACATGTAGGCTCTTTCGATTGCGAACGATATACACCAAGTACATTACGAACAAGTCTTCGGATAAGATTATTCTTTAGCGGAACGTTACCTTGCTGCTTGATGTACTCTTCCTCTGTCATCGTTTTGCCATCGACGCAAATCTTATCGTCCCATTGGTCTCCGTAGGTGTATCTTTTGTTTCTCTGTCTATCTTTTCGGAACTGCTCCATTTCGTTCCAGTAGTGTTGAGCCTCCATGAGTACATCAAAAGCCCTACGCCTCTCAAAATTGTTTGCATGAAAAGCAACCGTATCCATTTCCTCATTTTTTGTATTTGGAGTAATACGGCTCATCGGTATAAGCTTCTCCCTTTTATTTGTAACAGTATGCATATTGATATCCAATTTAATAGTGTAGGCAAAGATAAACAATGCCTACACTTTCATAAGTTTAACTATTTACGTGTCTTATTCATTTCTTCAATCATCTCTTTTTTTAGTTCTGTAAGTTCTTTCTCAATTGAGAGATGCTCTGCTCCATCATTAGCTTCTTTCAACTCTTGATATAGGGCATCAATATCCTTACTATAGTCTTCGAAAATCTCATAACGAGCAAACTCTGGAGAGTTATATAGAAAATCAATCTTATCAGCATAATCAAAGAGACCTTTGTCAGTATCATTCTCATAATGCTTCATTCTTGCCTTTAAGACATCATGCTCTTCTTTGACACGCATATACTCATTGTTGATAGCACGTGCCTCTGTACGCTCATCTCCATTCTTTAAGATTCGATTGAGAAGTAAGAAATTGCGTGGGTCATACTCTCTATCCCCAGCTATAGTTTCTGCACTCTTAGAAAGTTTATCTATAGTGCCAGAAACACCACCAAAATATCCATTGAGGAGATATTCTATCTGCGCTGGATTGATATCAACAGAACCCTTAGTGTAAGCGTCTCCGCCTGTAGACTCGTTAAGCGTCTTGGCTATTCCAACAAGATATTTGTTAGCGCTCTTGTATGCTTTTGTCCATTCTGGCATGTACTTATTATAAGGAGTGTCTTTATAGATAGGCATACCTGTCCAACCCTTATTGCTATAGACTTCTGCAAATGGCTTAACAGCACTTGGCACAAAAGCCTTAACACCGCCTCCACCTTCTAAAAAGTCAATAGGAAGAACCTGAGTTGCCTGTCCAGCTATTGCCTTACCTAACTCTGACCCTGTAAAATGTTCCTTTCCACTCATAGCACTTACCATAAGTTCTCCCATACCATAGATTGCACGATACTCTACAGGTAATGGAATAGATACCCATTGATCTCCTATCTTAAACAAGATATTGCTACGCCTTACATATTCAGGCAAGTTCCAATAACTATCTGCATCTGCGTCGTCATCTCCATCTCCCATTCCTATACCTGCAATTACAGCGCCAAGTAAGAACATTATTGCCGAAGCGGTAAAAGCCTTAGCAGGATGTTTCTTAAACTGTCTACCAAAGTTTGTTGTACCTTGTATTGCAGCATTCCAGAAAACAAATCCGCTGCGCCCTATACCCGAAACAAAAGCACTTGCAGTACCGATTTTAGTCTGCCCAACAGCGTTCATAAACTTCGCACCACTACCTTTCTTATTGAAGTTTACAGATATTTCTTTTGCATCGTAGATAGAACGTTCTACTGTTCTACCCATCTCACGTGATGTAAGGTAAGCTGCAAAGCGTGCGCAGTTCTCAACAGCGCGATTATACTCATCAAGTTTTTCTCCAAGTAAATTAAAAGCCTTTGTAATACTTAGTTTACCATTAGTACGCTTCAACTCTCTACGAATATCATTCTTATGCTGCTCAATATCTCTCACATTTGCATAGCCTGTTTCGCCACCATTCATCATAAACTGATAGAACATATGTTCCAGTTTATTATTCATATCAAGCGTTCCTTTTCTATGCTTTGCAAGAAGGACTTTTATTTGTGCAGGGTTGCAACGTGCAATGTTTCTATGGAAACGTAATGCGTAATTCGGACTCTCCTTTACCCATACTATTGAGTTAGAGAAAAGCATATCTCGAATAAAGTTTGAAACAACAAAGTCTGGATTTCTTGTAGTATAGAACGCACTTAGTTGTCTATTAACCATCTCTCCTGCTTTGAGAATTGCACCAATAGCACCAGATGTATCATTGTCTGGATTAGTCTGCCCATTGAGAGCTTGAGCAGCTCGTGGATTACCATTAAGAGTTAAGATATAGTCTCTTCCTCCACGTTTAACAAGTACTTGATGCTGACGCAAGTCACGGCTATCGACAACTCTATAAGGAATATTTGTGGTTTCCTTTCCATGTTTATACTTGTCTGGAGCCTGCTCAGCAAGCTTTTTCATTTTATCCTCAAACTCGTTCAATTTCTGTTCAATATCCTCTGCGGAATCGTTTTCCTCAAAGTTGTCAGGGAATACTGGCTTCCACTCGTCTGCCACATCATCATATTTTAACCACATGTCGCTAATGCTAACGAGGTCACTTGGATGATTGAGTACAAAGTTAAAGAAGCGCTGTTTAACAAGTTTGTTTCTATTTCCCTGCGTTATAGCACTCTCAGCCATACTTTGCATATTCGCAAAAGGGTCATCAGCTTTAGAAGAACGTCCCTTGGCAACTTTAATTGGTGCATTAAATGCGCTACTCTGATGCAAAAGGTATGCGTATGCTTCCTCGCTTGTTGTCTCATCAAAGCCACGAAGTGGAATATAGTATTTGTACATATCGCTTATTTTCTCATAAGTGTCCTTATCCATCATTCCACACTCGTAACTTTTAGATAAGATTGCAGCGTTTACGGCATTAACCTTGTCCCATAGATTGGTAGTATCATGAGTACTCTCGTACTCTGATACCATCGTTTCCGCATCTACTTCTGCCTCTGTTACATTATCTTTACCTGTTAATGCAGTAAGTCCTGCATAGTCGCGATATTCTGCAAGACCTGCACGTGCACTCTTTTGAGCATCGCTTAACTTTTCGTTATTAAGGATATCTTCTATCGCACGCTTACGCATGATAGCATTACGTTCCAAGCCGTGCTTTGCCATCATGTAATCCACAAGTTCACTACGTTCTTGCGCATTCTTGCAAATCTTAGAAACTTCTGCAAGCATTGGCTTAAACAAAAGGTGCGCAAAAGCATCCGCCTCTGCTTTATTCACTGATGACAGTCTATTTTCGCCTAAGTAGGCGTTTTCATATCCGTCAATGTCTTCAATATTAACATTCTTTCCCTCAGCCTTAGTAATAGCATTCATTGCCTCTTTGAGACCAAGCATACTATCTTGCAAGGCTTCTTGTGTCTGGAACATTGCTTTATTAACACGCTGTTCGTACTGCTCTCTCGCATTAACTCGCTCTTTCTCTTTTGAATCATCTTCTCTATATAGAATCCCTCGCTCAGCTACATTAGAAGAATTAGTGTCCTGCTGATCATAGTTTCCAACCTTTAACTCATTTTGCTTTACTACATCTTCTGCCTCACCTAATATGCTGCGATATCTACCTGGCTCTTTCATATTTTCATAGCTACGCCATAGCAAATAACGAAGTTCGTTGTCACTTAATTCTGTAGCTGACCAGCCCTCAAAACCGATACTATGTAACATCTTTAGGAATAAACTTTTTATCTTATTCCATATTGCATAATGAACTCTCTCGAAGTCTGTTCGTTCTGCCAGTCCTGCAAGATACTCTTCTGTTGCTGTACGGAAATCCCAGTTGTTATTTGCTGCTTGACTTGTTATAATACGTCTTATTTCTGGTTCAACATTCTGATAAACGTTGTCAAGGAACGTCTCAAAGTGTTCGCCAAACAATTTCCTTAGCCCATAATGCGCTACAGCTTCATGTAGCAGAGTCTTCTCTACATCTTCTACACTTGCATGATTAGGGATAACGATGGTGATTTTTCCACTACTCTTAGAATAGAATCCTTTTGCCTTAGCTTTCTTTCCTTGCAAGCTGTTACTATCTGTAACGGTTTCAATATTATCAAGATGTAACCTGTCAGCAAGCTCACTTATACGACTTATCATGCGCTGGCGTTCCCTTTCCGCAAAAGCCTTGTGGGCTTCCTCCGCACGGTTGCTCTTACCAAGCATTTTTGCAACTGGGTCATTAATAAAGCTCAACTCGCTATTAGTATATGAACCATAGCCTTCTCGATATTTTTCTTCATCAAGATTGCGCTTGCCATATTCAACGTCTTCCTCCATGGCGCCTCTATCGAGTGCGCTATCATCAATATTGATAACATCCATGAGGTGTAAGGCGCTATTAGAAAATGCGGTCTTAATCTTAAAGATAGATTTATTAGTATCTCGTGTATCCTCTCCGAGTTCATAATTTCCATATAAGATAGCAGAGCGACCACCCATCTGATTGACATAAGAGATTATTTGCATAATATTCTTATGACTATCTACATCTGTTAACTTTGTCCATGGAAGGAATACGTTTCCTGTGACATGTCCAGCTTGGTCAAGGATAATAAGACTCATTTTCTTGTGTTCGCCAAGACGATGACTACTAACATACTCTGCAATACTTTCTGGGCTTACAGCTCTGAAAGCGAACTCAGGGTTCCAGTCTTTTGCAAATACCTGCTGACTAAACTGATATACATTAATAGGGATATTATTATGTTCATCAGGCAAAGGAATATTTCCATCTTCAAGCCTTCCGCCTTCTGAGAACATACCAAATTTGCCACTTGTGGTATTGATAATGATTGCTGGCATCACTTTCCCTCCAAAGATTTCCTTCATCTTCTTTTGCACATCCATATCTTGCTTACTTGCAGATATGTTTCCACTTGGATGGTTGTGAACAAACAGCACCTTATCTGGATTAATAGCATCAGCAGCCACAATAGCTTGCTCGATAGGAGCTAAGGTTGTAGCGTATGCGCCAATAGAGAGGTGAAGGACTGTTGGGGTTCCATCTTTTATCAACACCAGAAACGAGTTTTCGACAGATGATGTTTCAAGCTGTTTGAAGATATATGCAATATCCTCAATACTTTCAATATGCTCCTTTCCTGTAAAACTAAAACCGTTACTTTCTGTATATCTACGTTCCACGTGGCAAGCTTCGCCCTCTTCTAAAGGACGTAGACGCAGACGTGTAAGGTCGTAGCCCACTTTTCTTACAGTCTCTTTGGCTTGGTGGTAAGTCTCGCTTTCTACGCTTGAAAGTTGTTCGCTCTCTTTTTTACTTACATAATCCTCAATTGCATCAAGTTGAGCACGCAGTAAAGTGCGTTCTGTCGTATGATAACCGCCATTAGACCAATTCTTTGCAACATTGACATATGAGCCGTACGCAGTATCTAATGAGGTCTTTTCGTCCTCAAGCGAGTTCATGTACCTTTCCACAGCTTCCTGAAACTCTTTATTATGGCGACGATCATATTCTTCCATGTAGAAGTTCCATTCTTTGCTATCACCTTTAGCGATTTCCTTTAAGAGTTCGTCGTCTGTTAGCTTAGAAATTGCTTGATTCACATTCTTATTTGGTGAATCACTAAAATCTACTTCGCTAAACAAATTACCCTCTATAAGACTTCTGATGGATGAAGAAACATTAAAGAGTGGCTCTTCTGCTGTAAGCTCACTAAAATTTCCATCTTCGTATTCAATGTCTGAAAGAGTGTCTGTATCATCACGCAAAAGATTTTCGTCTTGTATTACAGGATTTACAAAATCTTTCACTATCTTTGCAGCAGAAGAAAGCTCATTTTTATATGTGGCATCTGCATTGAGAGCAGAAGCGCTTATATAAGATTGGGCTTTTTCTTTATCCACGCTTAATAGTTTTCCGTCCAATATCCACTTGGTTACACCTTTGCTCTCTTTGCCAAACAAAGAGGAAATGAAATTAAAGTCAGCTTCTCCCTTCTTATTTACTTCTATACTTGCAAGTGTATTGTGTCCTCCTAACTTGATTTCTAATAGCGTAGCAAAACTATTTGGATGACTACCCTCAAATACTGCAATAGGGTTTTGCATGGCAAGAGGCAGGTTGTGCAGCTCCTTGACATCAAAATTATGGAGTTTTGCTTTCTTCAAAAGCTTATTACCATAGAGAATGATAGGCTTATCAGGAACACCTGCAGCCGACAGCATAGGTGAAGGATAACCTAACTTTAATCGTTTCGATTGTGCATTTTCTTCCGTCAGCTCTGCCAGTTCTCTATTGAACTGTTCGTTGATAGCAATTAGTTCAGAATCTCTGCTGTTATCTATTACTTGAAAAGCTATATCATTACTGCTGTAAGCAGCCTCCTGAGTTGCTTTTTGTCTTTCTTCAATATCTCCTCGCTTATATGTGAATACTTCTACACCATTATCTCTTAATGTCTTTTTCAAATCATCAGAGAGGTCTTCTGGTACAACAGCCTTAGAGAATTCATTGAGAATAACAGGACGCTCAAATTTTGTTTCAAAATACAACGCTGGTCTTTCTTCTCGAATAGCTTCCACCAAGTCTTGTAACTTCTGAACATCTTCTTCTGATAACGTTATCCCATAAACATTTCTAATGTATGTTTGCGGGTTTTTCTCATTCGCAGCCTCTTGTAAGCGTGCAAATCCGTAATCATCAAACATATTCGCATTTGGCTGTAATTTCATTGCTAAGTCGAAATATACTTCTTTCCATTTTTCTTCAAAGTCTTCTATATCTTTATGCTCATTTGTGAGTTTGCTTTTCTTCTTTCTGATATTATCAAGACTTCCGTTTGCTTTCATTACGGCTGCAGCAAAGTTGGAAAATGATATGCTTATCCCTGCAGAGGCTTGTCGTCCCTGTTTTTTCATAATTTTAGATACATTCTCTAACGTATTAGGGATATATCTACGTTTGCCTGTTGGAGTAAAGCCGTCAAAAATAACCTCTTTTGTTTGGTA